GAGGCAGAGTTAGATATGACGGTAGAAAGAGTTGTATTAGATGGGCATCATCACGCTTGGGTGACTAAAGATTTACTTGATTTATGTGATTATATGAATAAATCAGATCTACCTTTTTCAATGAGTGTGGTTAAATACCAAGATGTAGATGACAAAGCTGGTAATGGCTTTACCATAGTTTTACAAAAGTTATAGAGGATAGTTATTTAATAATTCACTCATAGAAGTTCACTAATGGAGACAATATGTTAGATATTAAAACACTTTTAGACATTAAATATTACGACACTTCCGCCTATGCGGACTTGAAGATGAAGATGGGTGGAGCAGGACGTGATACATACACCGCAACTCTAGCTGACGATGAGTATTTATATATTGGTTTTGAGAAGCCAATAAAGAATATTTACTTTGATTTCTCTACTCCCAACACAACTGTGAATACCCTAACTGTCGAATATTCTGATGCCGACGGAACCTGGACGGAACTAGATGTGTATGATGAGACAGAGGGCATGACTAGAAGCGGTCTTTTACAATGGGAAGAGTTAAGCGGAAGTCTCTTAGGTGAGATTGAAATTGATTCTATCTCTAAATATTGGATAAGAATCCAACCATCTGCCACTCATTCAGAGGCAATATGGAATTTTATGGGGCTTATATTAGCGAGTGATACTGATTTACTCCTAGAAAACCCTTACATTTTAGAAACAAACCTATTGATGGGTGAATCAAATCACCTTAAAGCTCATGTAGCTGCTAGAAAAGAAATTATACAGACTTTCTCTAATAAGGGGGACATCTCTTACACATCTGGCGGTAACTATAAGCAACTAGACTTCTGGGATATGTTGAATATTCAAGAGTTTAGACAGGGAGCAGTCTTCCTCGCATTGAGCAAGATATATTTTAATCTCTCTGATAAAGACGAGGATACTTGGTTAAAGAAATCAGAGTCATATAGACAACGATACTTAGACCAGATTAACTTGTATTATAAAACGATAGATAAAAACGATAACGGTCTTACTAGCTCTTCAGAGAATAACGCTCGGGCAGCTACTAAGACACTAACGAGATAATATATGTCAAACGAGATAACAACATTACTAACAGGAATAAACACAAGGGTCTTAGCAGTGCTAGGTTCCTCGTATTCTGAATTAGGTTATATAGTTGACGTAACTGATAACCCTTTTAAGGGAAGCTCAAAATCCTATGGAACTCTTGCTGGAGATGTATCGGAAGTTGAGACCTCTGCGGGTGTATTAGGGAGTTATACAGTGACTCAGAACTTCACTGTTAAGGTAACAAACAAATGGGCTACATCTCAGGCTGGTGATAGTAGCAAAAGAAGTACAATGGTTGCGTTACTTGAGAAGTGTCTTCTCATTTATAAAGACCTTGTTAACAACAAAGCAGGCAGTCCAAACATCGTACTAAATGTTTTAGACGGTATGGAGACAGTCAACACGTTTCACGATGAAGAAAATGTCTGTGAAGCGACCATGTCAATTGGCATACTCTATAGGATAGCATTGTAATGTTTTATGTTTATAGACATATTAGACTCGACCATGACACCCCATTTTACGTAGGTAAAGGTAAGGGTAAACGTGCTTATTCTAAATGTAGAAATAAATACTGGAAAAATATTGTAAAAAAAACTGATTATGAAGTTATATCTAAGAGAACTGGTGAAGTTTGTGGAATTTTCAAATCTCAAATAGATTGTGCTCTTTCATTATTTAGTAATAAAAAAGCTCAGTCAAAGATATCCGCTATTCTTTTAGGTAGCGAAAATAGGAAATCCTATAAAGGATTTATATTTAAGTATTTAACAAAGTAAACAATGTTTATATAATCACGGGGGTGGATTATCGGATACTCAATCAAAAACAATATAAAAATTGCAATTAAAGAAGAAGAGACGGAAGGAACCTTTGTAGCACCAACAGCAGGATCGGATTTTATCCAAGTACTAGCTGATGGAGCATCTATGGACCCAGCAAAAGAATTGCTTGAACGTGACCTACTAGGTGGCGGTCTTTCAAAAGCAACTCCAAGAACTGGTCTATGGAGTGTAGCTGGTACGTTAAGCGTAGAAGCAAAAGCACATGGAACAGAAGGAACAGCTCCAGAATACGGACTTTTAATGGAAGGAATTCTAGGTAACACTAGAAGTGTAACAACTAAAACAACTGATGATTCAGAAGCGGGAACTTATTCTGACACAGTATTGTGTCTTAATGCAGTAGATGCTTCCGGATATACCGCAGGAGACATAGTCGTTGTAAAAAGATCTGCAAACTATCATATTTCTCCAATTACAAATGTTGCAACTAATGAGATTACTCTTTTAGTAGCAGACCCAGCGGGAGCTTTTGTAGATGGACTAGATATTGCAGCCGTAACAACTTATTACCCAGCAGATGAAGATCACAAAGCTATCTCAGTATCTAGATATATTGAAGGTGCAATTCTTGAAAAATCTGTAGGTTCTAAGATGGTATCTATGGCACTGTCAGGTTTCGAAACTGGAGCAATGGCTAAGTGGGAATTTGGATTTGAAGGACTTTATCCTGATAAAGAAGTATCAGCTATAGGCTATACTCCTGATTTTGATTCAGCACTTCCTCCAATTATTCTATCAGCTTGTGTTTATCAAGATGGTGTAGCTCTTCCTGTAAACTCTTTAGGATTTTCTATAGAAAATGAATTAGGAAAAATTACATCCACATGCCACTCCAAAGGTACTATCTCAAGTAGAGTTACTGGTAGAGGAATCACTGGAACAATTGATCCTTACAAGCAGAATGATGATATTGCACAGTGGGAAAAGTTTGAATTAGGAACTGAATATTCTATCTTTGGTTTTGCTAAAGTCCCAACAGGAGTTGATGGCGAATATGGAGATGTTTTTGCCTTCTATATGCCTTACTGTTTATCAACAGAACTAGGTGAGGGAGATAAGGACGGAATTTTGCAAGATTCTATTAGCTTTAATGCTGGCGGTGGATCAGATCAAGCGGAAGAAATATTTATTAGTTTCATATAAGATTGACTTCTAACATAGATCTATATGATGATATATAGATCTATGTTGATGTTTTATGGAAAAATGGAAAGATGTTTCAGGTTATGAAGGTTTATACCAAGTAAGTTCTTATGGAAGAGTTAAAAGTTTAGAGAGATTAGTTTCTCATAGGCTATGTGGTATGCAAAAAGTTTCTGAGAAGATACTAAAACAAGGTAATGCTACCGGTGGATATAAATGCTTAAATCTATCCAAAAATAATATAAAAAAATCTATAAGTGCACATAGGCTTGTAGCTTTAACATTTATCCCCAATCCTTTAAACTTACCAGAAGTAAACCACATAGATGAAATAAAGACCAATAACCACGTCACTAACCTGGAATGGTGCTCAAAAAAATACAATTTAAATTATAGAGACACTCAAAAAAGAATAAAAAAATCTAATTACAAAAGTATACAAGGTAAAAAACGTGGAGTGTTTTGGAAGAAAGTAGAGAAAAAATGGCGAGCAGCTATAGGTTATAAGGGTAAGGAAATACATCTTGGTTATTTTTTTGTTAAAGAAGATGCCTATAAAGCTTACTATGATAAATATTTAGAGATTTATAAAGAGAGACCTTGGTAATAATTCACTTGTGTATATAATATAGAGAAACATAAAAAAGGAGACCAGAATGCGAATTTTTAAGACTTCTGATGAGATATCTATCAAAATTGATGATGTGACTGTGATTGTATCCCCCCTAACTTATGAACATAAAGTAGAAGTGCAGGCATTTATGTTGAAAGCAGCTAAGGGAGATGCCGAAGGGATTAGTGCAGGAATGGAAGGTGCTAGACTAGCAATTAAATATGCTGTGAAAAGGGTAGACAACGTTACCCACGTAGACGGTACTCCCTATGAAGTGAAAATGGAAAACAAAGTCTTATCTGATGAAACTTTAAATGAATTATGTAACTGTGAAATAACTGATAAGTTATATAATGTTTGTTGCCAACTACTTGCAAGCATCCCTAAACAATTCATCGATCCTGTGTCTAAAAAACCGATGAAGGGGGTATCCTTCTCAAAAAACTTAAAGAGGACGGGGAAAAAGAAATAATTCACGTCCGTTATCTTTCAGAATTTTGGGAATATGTAGTTTGGAAAATTATAGATATAAGTTCCTTAAGCTTACATGATATAATTACCCTTAAGGCAAACTTTGAATATGTATATGTTTTAAGGTGTGACCACTTAGTAGAAGAACACGTTGATAAGGGTTACACTAGAGAAGTTGCAGAGAAGACAGTCCGTTTAGAACACGGTTGTAGTAAGATTTCAGAGACACCGATTTATAAGATTGATAATATTGATTTCTACACATGTCCATGTAACTTCCGTAATAATAAATTCAATTTTCTATTAACTGCTTCTGCAGCATATGAAAAAGGAATTTTACCCTACCCAGGAAGCTTATCCGAGCAACCTGCCAAAGCGATGGAAGCTATTAACTTGCTGAGTTCTTTAAAACTTCAATTTCAGCAAGAAGAAAGTAAAAAACAAAAAGCTAACCAAAAAAGAATAACAGGATAAGCTCAGCAGGCACAACCTAGGAAGTAATTATGGACGGAGTTGTACTAGATTTTAAACTGGAAACGCAGAAGGCGAACAAACAGTTAAAAAGTTTAAACGATAATGTAAAAGAAGTCGGGAAACAGGTATCTGTAACCAGATTAGCGATAGCAAACGCCTTTGGTGCCGCTATTGTTGGAAGTGTGAAAGCAGTAGCATCAGCTTTGATAAGTGTAGCTAGAAACTCAATTGAAGCTGCTAGTGGGGCAGAAGAAACCGCAAGTAAATTTGCAACAATCTTCAGCACTCTCGGAACAGATGGGGAGGCAGCAGCACAACAGCTTGCAGATGCTTATGGATTAACCTTAGATGCATCTAAAGAGATGATCTCAGGAACTGGAGACTTACTTACTGCTCTAGGTTATAGTCAAGAAGCAGCATTAAAACTATCAGTACAAGTACAGCAATTAGCTGTAGATTTAGTTTCATTTAAAAACTTTTCAGGAGGAGCAGAAGGAGCGTCTTTAGCAATTACAAAAGCTCTTTTAGGAGAGCGAGATTCGTTAACATCTTTGGGAATAAAAATAAGTGAAGTAGATGTTCAAACACAAATTGCTACAAATAATACTAAAGGTTTAACTTTTGCTACGGATAAACAATCCAAGGCACAAGCTACTTTAGATTTAATTATGAAGAGTAGTGCTAACGCTATAGGAGACTTTGCAAGGACTAGCCACTCTTATGCTAACCAATCCAGAATTTTAGATAATGCCGTAAAGGATATGTCTATTACTTTTGGTACAGCTCTTTTACCTGCAATGACAGCAGCGAAATCTGCTATGGTAAAGTTAGTAAAAGACAATAGAGATCTTATAAAATCTTTAGCAGATATGGCTGGAGGTGCTCTCAAAGCTATTATAGACGGATTCATAACTTTTGGAAAACATCTTAGAGACAACGCTGCTATCTATAAACCTATAATTGCGGGACTAGCTTTATTAGCAACTACTTTAGGAATAATAGGAATAGCTTTACTTGCAGTAGCAGCTAAAACGTACATAGCATCAACTGGATTTGGAGCATTAGCAACAAGTGCAGCATCTGCTTGGGCAGCAGTTCTTTTACCTGTAACTCTTGTAGTAGCTGCTATCACCTTAGTTGGAGCTACAGCATATCTCTTATGGAAAAATTGGGATGATGTTGTAGGTTGGATAACAACTAAAGCTTACGAATTAGCAGCAACATTCAAAGATGTCGCAGCTACGATAGTAGAAGGTGTTGCGGTAATTGAGCCAGCATTCCGATTAATTTTTTCATCTTTAATCACAATATGGGCACACACTACAGGCACAATTATTCAAGGAGCTATAGATATAGCTACTGTTCTAGGTGGGGTTTTTGGATTAGAGTTACCCGAGTTTATGACTAATTTTAAAAGTAATCTTTTAGAATCTGCAGAAGCTATGAGAGAGGGTGGGGGAAGTGCAGATAATTTAGCTAAATCTTTAAGAGTAGGAGCACAAGCATCTAGAGACAGTGCTTTAGCGGTTACTGTTGCTACAGAAGAGATTGCAGAAAATACAAAAGAAACTGATAAAAATGCCGAAGCTAAAAAATTAGCTGCAGAAGCTCAAAGAGCAATAGAGCTTAAAGAAGAAGAAGCTCGTAAAAAAGCTGCTGCTGCAAAAGAAGCTGCAGCACTTGCTGAAGTAGAGAGACAAACTAAACTAGCTGCAGATTTAAAAGCACTTAAAGATGCACAGAAACTTCTAAATGAAGAAGAGCGTTTAGTTGAAGAAGAAGAGGGGATAATTAGAAATGAAGAAGCTCTAGTTACTCTACAAACACAACTCACAAAAGAACAAGAATTAAAAATACTAGCTGCTCAAAATGTAGGACAAACCGTAAGGGATATAGAGGTACTGCGAACTAAATTTGAATCAGATAACACTAAAGCTAGAATAGCAAATGCTAATAAAGAGAGTAAAGAAAGAGATAAGATTTCAAAAAAACAACTTACTCAATTTCAACTTACTGACAAAGCTAAAGCTAAGTGGGAAAAATCTACTTGGTCTGAAAGAGCAGATACAACTAAAACAGGTTTAACCGCTATCGCAGGACTACAAAACTCAAGTAATAAAGCAGCTTTCGCTGTGGGAAAAAGTGCAGCTATTGCAAATGCAATCATAGCAACATATCAATCTGCAACATTAGCTTTTTCATCTTTAGCAGGAATTCCAATTATAGGACCCGTCCTAGGCGGAATCGCTGCTGCAGCCGCAATAGCAGCGGGACTAGGCAACGTCTCAAAAATCAGATCACAGAAACCTCCACAGGCTTCTACGTTTGCAGCAGGTGGGGTAGTTACTGGTCCAGGCACATCTACTTCAGATAGTATCCCAGCTTTCCTATCGAATAATGAGACTGTTTTAAATGGTCGTCAACAAGCTAATACTTTGATGGCTATAGCTGAAGGCGGTGGAAACTCAAGAAACTCTGGTTTGTTAGATGCTATATATAAACTAGGAGATAGAATAGCTAATATGGAAATAGTTCTAGAGACTTCAGATTACCAGATTGGTAGAGCAGTTAATAGAGCAGTTTCAGATGGTCTAGTACTAGGAGGAATTTAATATGGCACATCTCAGAGCCTTCAAGAAAAGCATTAAATATTTAAAAGGAGAGTTGTAATGGCTCATTTATTTGGAAGCAATAATTTAGTAGATAACGCTACCTTATCCATGCTGACGGGGGACGAGAACGCTCAATTCCCACTAACAAATATACAACTACCTATCACTGGAAAAGTTTTTCGAGCTGATGGAGCTACTGTAGAGATACAATTAGATTTGGGTACAATGTTCAGCATAGATACTTTTATGTTGGTAGGAGACAGTATCGAAGGTTTGGGAGTATCTAATATTGAACTCTATGGTTCAACAACTAGCGGAGTATTTGATCCAACCCCACTCGCCACTGTCGATCTAAGTTCTGATAACAACTTTGGTTTTAAACAGTTCACAGAAGTTAATTATCGTTACTGGAAATTAAAACTAGAAGGTTCTACTTTTTGTGAATTAAGTAATATTTTTATAGGAAAAGCTACATCTTTTGCAACAAATGCGATCAGTTTAGGTTCTTTTAAATATTTAGTTAAAGAGAATATGAAGGAGAGTAAAAACAACTATGGTACAAAGTTTATAAACAAGTATAATACCCAGAAAACTTTATCGGGTGATCTCAAACTTTTAAACTCTACTGAATATAACACAATCAGAACAATATATGCATACCACAGAAAAAGTGAACCCCTTTGGTTTATAACTGATCCTTTAGATTTTCTAGAGACTGATGCTAAATATATTTATTCAGGTTTCTTTTATCTAAATGTAGATGTGGATTTTAAAAATACCCACTCTAAATTATGGTCAACTACTTTAAGTCTAACTGAGGTTGTGTAATGTCTACGTTGCTCTATACTCCAATAACTACTGATCCAGTCTACCAAGAGTTAAGATTATTGAAAAATACTTATTTGGAAACTTTGAGATTACATCTTTTTAAAATTGGAAGCCCTACAGGTAACTTGAGAATAAAAATCATAACGGGACTATTGGGAACAACTTTAGTTACAAAAGATTTTGATATGGAAACTCTAAATACGGGGATAACTAAAACCTACGCACATGGGGTATATTCCTTTGATATAGGTTTTCCTTTTAAAAAAGAACGTGGTTATAACACCTATAGAATCTCATTAGAAGCTCCTAGTTATGTGGGAGCGGGATACTTAGGTTGGTGCAGAAACTGGGAAGCAGAATTTGATAATTTATATGGTGATCTAGTTGTAGATGGAAACACAGGGAATGATGCAATAAAACCATACCACTATGAAATTTATGAGTTGGTGTAGGAGAAAATATGGAATTTGATACTTTTGTAGGATTTGAATCAGATACAGAATCGACAGTTATACATCAAAGAGTAACATCCCTAGGAATCTTTGCTTCCTCAGCAGCTTTTGAGGCAGCTAGTGGGGTATCCACTGAGGGAAATTATTATATAAATACCAGTGACGGTTTACTAAAATATTATATAGGAAGTGAATGGACTACACTAGGAGATCACTTAGCTGATGCCAATATAGGGACAAACACCCACACAGAGATTGATACCCATTTAGATAGCACAAGTGAAGAGCATTTTCTAATGTTAGATGAGAATGACTTTGCATCTGATTCAGATACTAAGTGCCCCTCTCAACAATCTTTAAAAGCTTATGTAGATACCGAAGCTTCATCGTACACTTCTGATGTGAGTTTTTTATATAACTCAACTATTACAACAGGGGATTTAATTAGAATTATAAATGACAGTGGGGCTAAAGTTGATAAACTCACCTCCACAGCTTTTGATTCTGATGATTATAGGGCTGAAACCCCAGTTACTTTTGAAAGTGCAGCTACATCTAAAATATCTTGTTGCTTTGATTCAAATAGCAACAAAGTAGTTATAATTTATAAAGATGAGGGTAACTCCAATTATGGTACAGCAGTTGTCGGAACAATTGCTAACAAAATAATCTCTTTTGGTACTCCAGTAGTTTTTTCAGGTACAACTGCTATAGTGCAACAACTTTGTTGTTGTTTCGATACCAATAGTAATAAAGTTGTCATAATCTACGAACACAGAGGAATTGTGGGGACAGTATCAGGCACGGGTATTAGCTTTGGAACAGCAGTTAGTTTCGACTCAGGAGCATATAGTGCTTCTTGTTGTTTTGCTCCAAACTATAACCAAGTAGTCGTGGTATATGAGGGTCCTTACACAGGACCAGGCACAGCTATAGTAGGGACAGTATCAAGTACATCTATCTCCTTTAAACCTACTATAATTTTTGAAAGTGGACAAATAAAGTATACTTCTTGTTGCTATGATTCTAATAGTGAAAAAGTTGTTGCTTCTTATCAAGATGTGGGTGATTTTTATTATGGAAAAGCTATAGTACTCACATTAGGAGATGCTGCGGAATCGTCTATATCAAAAGGAACAATAGCTACTTTTGCTAGTGCTCGTACTGAGTATATTTCAAGTTGTTTTGATTCTAATAGTAACAAAGTAGTTATAGCTTACCAAGACTATGCTAACACTTACAAGGGTACATCTATAGTGGGGACAGTCTCCTCAACTACTATTAGTTTTGGTACAGAAGTTGTTTTCGAAAATGCGGTAACTTCTGATATAACTTGTTGTTTTGATTCAGAATACAACAAAGTAATTATAGCTTACAAAGATGAAGGTAACTCAAATTATGGTACAGCTATAGTCGGAATAGTTGCATCAACATCTATAAGTTATGATACCGCAGTTGTTTATGAGACTGGACAATCCGATAATAATTTTTGTTGCTTTGATTCTAGTAGTGCTCGAGTAGCTATAGCTTACACTGATAATGGTAATTCAGACTATGGCAAAGTTGCAGCATTTGGACCACTAGAATACTTTCCCGCAGATGAAATTGATTTTTTTGGAATAGCTCAAGAATCCGGAACATCGGGGCAGACAAAAAAAGTAGCTCTTCCTTATCAGGTATCGGATATACACACTTCCTTGACTCCCAACACTAATTACTATGTACAAACTGATATGACACTTGGAACAACAGTAACCTCTTACCCAGTAGGACGTTCTATATCCTCTACTGAGATTTATATAAATAAAGAATAGGAGTAAATATGAAACGAGTAAAATTTTTTGATGGTTATGATTCAGCGGTAGCTCCCACAGAAATTATTGATTCATCTTTGTTAGTAATATACACATCTAACGCAGCCTATGAAGTTGATTATGGTACTCCAGAAGGTGGAGAAATCTTTTTCTGCAGTACTGATTCTCTAATACATTATTATGATGAAAGTAACTGGATTGAGTTAGGGAATCATGAGGACTTATTAAATATTGGGACTAACGCTCACTCTGTAATTGATACTCATATAGCTGATGGAACAAAACATTTTCTAATGTTAGATGAAGATAATATGGTGTCTGATTCTGAGACTAAAACGGTAACTCAACAATCTGCTAAGGCATACATGGATGATGTCTTTAATAATCTTGTTAGTTTTACTGCGAGTGGCGGAGTATCTATTGGGGATGCTGTTAAAGTAGACTCTGCTGGAAATGTTGAAACATGTTCTAGTGACTACGCCGATTTTATAGGAATTGCACAGTCAACGGTAGCTACTACAGAATCAGTTTATGTGGCATTGATAGGAAGATTTTCAAAAATACACTCGGGTCAAACGCCTGGTGACAAATCATATGTACAAACAGATGGTTCTATAGGAGCTACAGTGACTTCCTACCCTGCGGGGAGATGGATTTCTGCTACAACTTTATTAGTAACTACAACTCCATAGGATATAAATGAAAACATACAATGAGTACATTGCTGAAACTACAAGTGAGAAAATAGTCCTTGCACATGTTTTTTGTAAGTGGCGACCTTTTTTGTTTACAACTTATACAGGAAATATCCTTCAAAAAACTATGGATAACTTTGTCTCAGGAGTAACTCAGACTGGAACTACTTTGACGGAAGTAGCAGATAAAGATTCTGTTGTGGAAGATACCTATTATTTTGATATCCCCACAAGTATTTTATATGTGTACTCTACAGATATTGCTGAAGAAGAAGTTATCGTAGACTTTAAACTTTTTTATAGTACTGGTTCAATTAAGCTTCCTCACGACTTAGATGAGGGGTATGACGTGTATTATGAGCCTAGACTACTGAGTACTTCTGGTATTTCTATTAAGATTTCTGAAGAGATAAAAGGTATGGCACTGGTCGGGACATCCCGCCTTTCGTTACAAAATACCGATGGTTTTTTTAATGATATATATGGAAAGTATATATGGGACAATAAATTAGTTGTTATCTACTCTTATAACCGTGATATTTTACCTAGCGAAGCCTCAATTATCTATCGTGGTTTGATAAATACTAGGAAAAATGATGAAAAAACGGTTACTTTTAACCTAAAAGATTACTTAAAGATATTTGAAATTACTCCTGCAATAGAAAGATTTGATTCTACTGATGATGTCATTAAAGACGTTGAAGGAATTTATAAAAGAAGAATCTTCGGTCGTGTAGATGGGATGCAATTACAGAGTATAGATATGAGTGGGACTAGAGTTCCTTTAACAGGAACTTTTGCAGGAAACTCAGGATCAGCGACAATTACAGGAACGGGAACAGATTTTTTAGATGAACTTACTCCAGATGATACTCTTTTTTTAGGTGATCTAGAATTAAACATAGATTCTATATCTTCTAATACTTCTCTCACTTTAGGGGATGACTTGACTATTAGTTTTGGAGGAACAATTGGTTATTCAGAATATAATATCCCTTATCAAAAATTTAATAGAAAATGGTTTGTAAGCCCTAAAGCTTTATCAGAACCAACTTCTCAGATAACAGACATAACTAGTACACTACTTTTTGCAGTAGCTGATGTGAGTAAATTTTTAGCAGGAGACACCGTAGTTTTCGATACTTCTCCAGCACAGACTAGAGTTATTGCTAGAATTATAAGCTCTGATAATTTGATTTATTTAACTACTGCTTTAGATACGCTTCCTACGACCAGTAATTACCTCTCTAGAGCACCGATACTAAATGTATACTATGACAAGCGATTAGTTTCTCCTAGCTATTACACCGTAACAAACAATACAAGTGGGTGTTATTTGACCTTTGCTTCTGACTTTGAAAAAGACTTTGCAATAGTAAGTAACGTAAACTCTAAAACTTATGAAATGGATGCTTCTGAAAACATCATTTATTATTTTGATAAAACGACAGAACAACCTGAAATTGACGTAAAACCTAGAGATTGGGTGTCTTTTGATGGTGCTGATTGGTTTGAAGTATTAGCATTAGATGAGGATGGTTTGATTTTAACTAGAACTAATAATTCTGCGGTAGCTAAATCATCCACATTAAAGTTAAAGAAGACTAACCATTTAAATGATGACTCTATAGTTTCTGTTGACCTTTATGGAGAAACAATAGACGGAGCAGTTGCTACTGAGTGGTTGAGAAATACTCCTCAACTTTATAAAAAGATTATAACCGAATTTGGGTATGGAGACTCTTTAAATACATCCTCTTTCGATGATGCTGATGAGAACTCAATAATAGCTGTAGTTACTCCTCTCAAGTTTAGTAAAACTTCTGAAACTTTTAAGTCTCTTATTGATAGACTAGGAGAAAGTACTCACTCCGTTTTAACTGTAGATAAAGACCTTAAGTTAAAATATGTGAACCTTAATACTGATCTAGATTATGATGATCTAACCACTATTACAGAATATGATATAATCAGTTGGGGTGTGGATTTAAGTGCTCCTCAACTTTATAGTGACCACAACACTGAGTATCGGTTTAAAGAGATCAATTATCTAACTGAAGAATATACCAACAGTGTTTATGAGTTTGAAAATGATTTTGTAAATAACTATGTAGGGGTGGACAGAATCAAAGATAGCGACTTTTTTCTATATGATAGTGATGAGGTAAAATACCTTACACAACAGGACTCTTTCTTAAACAGTTTAAGTTCTTCTGTATACACAATTAAATCAGATTTAAAATATATTAACCTTGAGATTGGGGAAGTTATAAAATTAGACTTTTTAAATGTAGACCCCAAGCTAGGTATCATTATTTCTATCAGTAAAAAAGAAGATAGTGTGGATTTAATAGTAAGTGACTTGGGTAATATCTTTGATAGAAGAGCAGTGATTGCTCCAGATACTGCCGCAGATTACACTTCAGCTACAGACGCAGAAAAACTAATCTACGGATATATAACTGATGATTATGGATTATCAGATGATGATGAGGATACTTTTAACACAAATTTAATTTTTTAAAGGAGAAAGGAAATGACATTTACAAGTTTAACCGCGGCACAAGTAGAGTCTGGAAAGGCAGTAAAAACTGGGATGTTGGACACCATTAGAACAAATATGGATGATTTAGATAGCAGAATATCAAGTAGTACCTCTACTTTTGTTATTTTTAATGAGTTAATTAATCAAAACGAAGAAAGAAACGGTTCTTTAAAATGGAGTTTTGAAAGCGAAGCTAACTTCCAAGCAGAAAATGGAAACGGATGGTCACTGATAGACGGAAGTACTGGAAGTTATAAAGACAAAGATGGTAGCACAGTTACTATTCCTACAGCTCAGTTACATTTTTTAATGAATAAGGGCGGTGCAAGCGTTGATGAGGAGAGCGTTTCCATAAGTGCAAGAGATACTCTAAATCCAAGAACTAAATTACCTAATTCAAGTTTTTCTGCGGTAGGAGTTGGAGATCACACGCATACAGCTTTGACTGGAGGCGGAGGAGTGTCAGGCGGCGGTGTAGCAATTGGAGAAGCATATCCAAATTTGACCAGTGGGGCAGCGGGTGCTCACGGACACAGTATTTCTGGTGGAGATGCTGTAAACAGACCAAAATCTTTAGTAGCAAATCTTTTTATAAAGGTTAAACCAAACACAGGCACAAAATTACTAATATATAGAGCTAGTAAAGCAATTACTTTGACAACTGCAAAAGTCACAAACTTAGTAGCGGGAGCTTCAGGAACTGCTGAAATTGATATAAAAATAGGGAGTTCTCTAAGCAGTGTTTCTTCAGTATTTTCTACAAAACCTAGTGTAGCTTATACAGGCGGAGACTATGTTACATCAACGAACGCAGCTTTTAGCACAACTTCCGTAAGTATTAACGATTTTATTGTACTAGATATCACAAATGTTCAAGATGTCGATCCTCGATTGTTTGTTCAATTAGAGGGCGAATCTAGTTAGAAAGATACACTAACTAAAGGAGGGGGAGTCGGTCTCCTCATAGCCCCTCCTTTTTATACGAGGTAAACAATGAATGAAACTGAGAAATTTGTAATTGATAGATTGGACAGGATAGAGCTAAAAATTGATAAGCTATTGCAACATATTAATCACAGACTAGTTCCCCTCGAGAAATTCAAATCAAGAGTTATGGGCATAGTTACTTTTATAATGTGCTCTGCACCAGTAGTTGCCGCAATAGCTGCTGCTAAAATATTTTTTATCTAGGAGATTTTATGGATTGGACACCAGTATTAGACTTTCTTTTAACTTTAACCCCTTGGATGGGTTATTTATTTATGGCTTTAGGAGCACTTGTCACTATTGGAATCATGGTTGACTCTATGATTGACGATGAGAAAGACAAAGGTTTTATGAAGAAGATTCTAGCGATACCTTTGCTAGGGGACATCTTAAAAGGTCTTAAGAGATTCTCACCATTTAATACAAAAGAGTAGAACCCTCTAAAAATATTTCTTTATTCTTTTCGAAGTTAGCGTCGCTTCTAACTTCTTGAAGGGCGGTAAAGGCTTCCTCTTTGGAAGTCATACCGTTCTCGACTGCCACTATTAAAGAATCTAACATAATTAATATTTCTGAATCTGTCATAAATGTTCCTCCATATAAAAGCTCAACATCTCTCGTAGTCTGCGCTTCTTTGCACCGACGCCTGCAGCGGTGATGCTAAATTTTCTAGATATCTCAGCGTCTTTCGAACCCATTAAATATTCTTGAAGCAAGACATCCATAGAAAGCTTTCTGCCCTGCCTATTCTTTTTAGTGTTAGCAAAGAATCTCTCACAAGCCTGCTTAAAGTCATACCTGACCTCGTTGTCATGTGTCTCATCTTTACTATCCTCTAGGAAGTCACCCACGAGAGTATTACTGTCATGTTTAAGAGGGGTGCTAAGAGAGTTAGCCTTATAAAATATCATCTCTTTACCACGCTTACTAAAAACACTTTCAAAGACTTTGTACTTAATACACTGCATGACATAGGTGCTGAACTTAGCACTAGACCTCTTTCTATCAAACTTCTCAATAGTCTTCTGGTGAGCAAAGGCTAGGTAAACATTTTGTATGGTATCTTCGACAGAAAATAGAGGGTCATTGAATTTATTCTTACATAGCTTATAGACTATCTTAACCACGTCTTGGTGGTTGTGCTTACAGAACTCGTCTAGTGTTGAAACAGTCTTCATATAACATCCTTCCCTGGATATTATAACCTTAACAGCCTGATGAGTGTTGTGTCAAATTATTTATCGCAATATTGCTTACAATGCTCGGACGAGCAATAGCAATCAGCATTATAATGCTTGAATTTGAAGTCTCGGGTCACTGTAGAGCAACCCGATAGGAATATTAATAGGATTAGAATCTTCATCTACCCATTATATCACGCATCCGTGGGCAGCGCAAACTCTACATCCCAATCAATGTCAAGTATAAACAATGCCTTATCAGGATGTTTTACATTCATGAGCATGTAACCACATGATTTTAAAGAGGAAATTACCCCTCCTTTATACTTGGTGAACTCAGCTTCACTCAGTTTACCGCCATACATAGTGTAAATAAGCTTTGTTTCACCCTGTGCCATCTTAGTATTGACCAAACTATTGACAGTAGAAAGGTCATAAATTTCTTTCTTTTTGATGAATTCAACGGAACCTTTTGATACTTTTCTTGCTGTTTCTGCCTTAATACACATAAAAATTCTCCTTTTTTTATCTCACCCAAACAGATTAGGCTGAGAGAAGTGAGCTGTCAACATTTATGTTGGATGCGACGCAGCGTGTATTGACATACTGAATCAAGTGTGTTATAGCGGGGCTGTGCGTATTGACATATCGAGTCTAGTATGAGTGTGACTCAGAGGGTCTTGACATATAGGCTGCACTGTGTTACGTGTGCGCCCGTTCATTATATTAGCTGTGAATCAGCTCATGACGCTGTTAGCCTTGACGGTCATCAGCTAACTTGATATCATGGCTGGTGATTGTTAGCTGTCTCAGTGGGGTGGTTGAGAATTTTAAAAAGTTATTGACAGCCTGATTTGTTCAGCGTAGCGTTAAAGTCAGCTAATCACGAATGTCTCTCTACATCATGGAGGATGTTATGGCTGATAAAGGTGACCGTTCGCAAGACGGACCGATAGTAGAATTGATTAGAATAGGTGACGGGTTAGAAGAAGTAACTACACAACCTTTTTATTCATTATTTGAGCTGTTTAAAGAGCTTGAGGAAATTAAAAAACTTGACACAGTAGGTTCCTTCAAGCTAAACTATCTTTAATACGAGTTCTACTATTTATTGTCTTGCGAATTAAGGGGTGCCATTAAGGTGCCCCTTCTTTTTATGGAGGATAAATGGCTAGAGTAAATGTAGATGATACGTTATTTAAAGATGAGCGATTCAGGTTCATTTCTAGAAAAATCGGAGATAAATTAGCATTAGGGGATTGGTTAACCATTGTGGTTACCGCTCAAAAGTATTGGGTTGATAATAAGCTTATCCCTAAGAACATATGGGCTATAGGAGAACACGACGAATCTTTCGTCTCTTCAGGTCTTGTTGTGGAAAGAGATGACGGTTTTTATCTGTGTGGCTCAGAAGAACAGTTTGCTTGGATACTGTCCTGTAGAGAGAATGGTAAGAAGGGTGGAAGACGTAAAAAAGAACCAAAAAAGAACCCACAGGTTAGCGATGGGTTAGCTGGGGGCAAACCTCTTACTCTTACTCTTACTCCTACTCCTACTCTATATATACATACAGATACAGTAGGTAACATAACCGACGATGACATCACAGCTAGTTTCTATGCTAATCAAAAAACACCTGTCTCAAAAAAGCAACCATCTTCAACACAGGACACAAGTGTCCACGATTTAATAATTCAACTATACACCGAGAAAGAACTTACACTACGACCATCTACCCTCGCTTCATACAGAAACAAGATTGACAGTTGTGCTGATAGAACTGGATACAGTATTGACGACATACTTCAGGCTGTGGTTAACTACAATACGTTCTTCGTTGGAGGTAGGTCCCCTTTCGCAAAACAAGCTTTCACCAAGTTTATGGCAGAGAGAGACCTTTCCTTGTTGCTAGAGGATTTTGACCCAGAAAGGAATAAGACGGACGAGGAAAGAGAGGAAGAACAGAATAAAAAAGATATAAAAGAGGCTGCTGAACTGACGGCGGACTACAATGACTTACATAAATAGGAGATGGCATGGACGACAAAGTAATTAGTGGCATGGAAGTCACAGATGATGATGGGCTAGATGAAAAAATAGCTATTTTAGACGAGAGAGCAAAGCAGGGAGGAATACCCAAACACTTAAAACCTTCCACTCTACTCACCGACGCAGAAAGAAAAGTAATACTAGACGGTCTTAAGATAAACGAGACTCCTGAACTAGACTTTGAGTTTGTTAAAATAATCAACGGTCTAAGGAAAAAAGAGAACACAATTGTTATGGCTCCTATTGGTAGAGGGAAGTCAACACTATCCAAAACAATTATAAACACCGCTTGTGAGGCTGGTAAGAAGGTATTTGTTATATTATCAGAAGACAAGCCTGACCAATACCTGACCATGTGTGGTTTAGATTACAAATACAAAGATAACCTTTACGTTATCTCAGAAAAATTACAGTTAAAGAATATAGCCAAATCGAAACACACTCATGAAGAGAAGATAACTAAACTAGGTGTATTTATCCTATTCCTACTTAAGAATCTAGATTTCAAACCTGACTATATTATATTCGATAACGTACACACCTCCAAATTCTATAACTCATCTAACTCTTACGACATTTTCGATTTCTTCGATTGTTTTGAAGAGATTAGCGAGAGACACAACTGCTCAAATATATTCTTTGCACACGTTGCTACCACTTCTCGAGAGAAAGTACCTCTTGACCCAGAAGACATTAAGGGTTTCAAAGATATCAACGTCAAGGCACATCATACAGCAGCCCTATACATGGCAGGTTTAGACAGAGCTAAAGGTGAGACTCCTAGGTTGTGCCTTCACTGGTGTAAGTCAAGAACTCAACCGCAATCCACGGGGACTAAGTTCTCGTTGTATTTTGACGAGAAAAAGAGCCTCTATTCATCTGACAAACGTATTGACAACAACACCTTTGAGCATTTTTGGAAACCCAAGAAGGGAAGAAAAACCACAGATGAGGTTGAGGCGACAAGACAGATGGATGAGCTGACTAAAGAAGCTACAAAAAGACTTTCCCAAACAAGAAAAGATATGTTAAAAATGGACTTGGAGAATTTTGTGTGAAAGAGCGAAGGAAGGTATTCGACATTCTTTACGACCAAGAAGATTGGTTAGTTTACGGATCCCGGTTCTGCAGGAACTCAACCGTTAAGTCTGACTACTCTCTACAAGGAAAACCTTACTCTCACTGGACTAAAGAAGGAAAGGTAATGAGTTTACAAGAGAACTCTTACATCCTCCTAAATCCTGTCCTCCCCAACACCACTAGAAAGAAGGAAAACATCTCTAAGTTCAGAAGTTTCCTTTTGGAAAGCGACACCCTTCCTCTTGAAGACCAGCTATACATATTTAAGTATGCTATAAAGTATCACAACTTACCTTTAAGCTACCTTATGTTCTCAGGTAACAAGAGTTATCACGGGGTCATTACCTTAGAGGAACCTATCACAGTAGAGAACCCTTACCTCAAATACAATACTGATTTCCTCTCCTTTGAAGATAACTACCACTCTCCTTCTGAGATATTCACAAACATCCATCAGCGTATGGTAAAAAAGATGGACGAGATTACCGTTGAAGCTATGGAACTCGGTAAGATAGATAAGATTCCTCCCAATAAGATAGGTCACTACTTCGATGTGGCGAACAAAGATGTGACTCGCCTGTCGAGGTTCCCCGAAGGAAAGGAACGAGGAAGAAATCGACAGAAGCTTATGATTGTATTGAACAGGGCGACGAAGAAGAAGTTTGTACCTTTTCTCCGTAGATGTCCCAAGGTAGAGTTTTACGTCCCTCAGAAAAAAGAACACCAAGGATTCTTAGGAGATTTTGATAAGACTTACTCAAAAAATACCTTCATGAACCAATGCTCAGGTGCCTTGCGTAACAAGATAGCCTTCTTCGAGAATAGCGCAGACAGCTCAGAGATGCACACTTCTGTGAGAGGATTCTTCTTGCAAATATTCAAAGAGTTTTCTAAGATGACAAGAGATGAGGCTTTAGAGGTAGCTGAGGATTATGTTTTCCCTCACCTCATAAAAGCCGGATACGAGCAAGCTAAACTATACAAAAATACGACGATTGATTGGTGCTATGATACTGTGAGAAGGAAATGAACCCAGAACTCCAAAAACTCCTCAAATTCCAAGAACTCAATCACCTCTGTTATATAAAAGGTCATGAGAAGCTCGCCCTTATGGGTAGGTGCTCTTTTTATATAGGAGACGTTGGAAAGCTTCACAAATTTATTGTAACAGCTGATAACGGATATTACGAGGTCACAGAAGTACCCGAGGCTAGAGGAAAATCCTTTTATAGAATGGAGGATGTACTTGACCATATTACTCAGTTTTATAAAGATAAAAATATCTCGCTACAAAAAACAAATGCTATGGTTTATATGGAATGGTTATCAGAAGAATTTGGGAAAGAAAAAACCCAGTGGGAAAACGGCATTAAACCTACTGGGCTTGATTCTAACCTTTCGTGGAAGCTAGAATCGGAGGACGACAGCGGGGAACGACTACATAAGAAGAAAAATATGAAGACCCGCCATCTAATATATTATAAGCACAAGTGAGTTATTATTAAAAGCCCCATTTCTTCATATTTAACTTTTCTACTGCCTTAACTACATCCGGTGCCTCCCGATGAAATCTCCTATGGCACGATCGACATAAGAACAATCCTTTAAGAGGCTCAGAGTAGTCCATATGATGACAATCTATCAGACCTTCACTCTTGCACAGCTCACATTTACAAGGTCTCTGTAACACACCTATAGCGATAGCATTCTTAACTACTTTGTAAGCAGCAATAGCTTCAGGGTTCTCTTTCTTCCATTTAGCTAATGTCTCAGAGAAAGCAACCTTATTTAGTTTCTGATACTTCTTAGATAACCCTAACAGCTTATCACGGTTCTCTTTATAATAAACACGGTTGTAATCATCTATCTTAGATTTGTTATTCTCGTAATATTCCCTTGACTTCTTTGAGTCATATGCATTACGATTCCTAATGTTGGTACACTCTTTACAATAGCTGTGGAACCTATTTGCTTTCTTAATAAAATAAAAGTCTCCCTCAGGCTTCTCTTTACCACAATCTTTACACGTTTTTACTACATTCATCCATCCTCCATGATTTCAATTAATATCTTTCAACTAATATTCCACTTATATGAGTGCATTATCGAGATGGTTGGAGATTGTGATGAAAGCGAAAAGAAAAGAACTGTTGATTGAAATTAAGAACTCTATCTACAAGAACGGTAAGAGAATCCCAATAGAGGAACGTAGTGGGGTATTCACATCATCCTCCCTAGCCAAATTATATAGAGACTATAAGCGTCATGTTGTTGATGCTGTTACAGATGGTTATCCTATATTAAGTCTCATCGAGTTCTACAGTATTATGCATGGACGGAAGGAAATACCTAAATGTACTGCATTTGAAAAATATATAACCAAACTTAACATGAGAGAGACTACACATGAATCTAAATGAATGGCTAAGAAGCCCAGAAGGAAGACTGCTTTGTATATCTGAGGACTCGAGAGAGTACCCTCTATTGAAAAGAATATGGGAAGTAGCGCAGGAAAACGTACCGAAACCTGTAATAAAAAAGAAAAAAACAGGCAAAAAGGCGGTAAAAAATGCATAACTCGGAGGTAGATGTTGATTTTAGCTCATTTAATATAAAGAAAACTGAAAAAACTCACGTTGGTGCAGATAAAAGAATGACCGTTGAATATTTATCAGCGACATACAACAAAGAGGAACTAACCAGAATCCTAAGATTCTCCTTAGTAAACGATATACACGTTCTCTCCCCTAAAGACATAGAACTTGCACTCTCCCTCACAGAAGACTCACCATTACTCTCATACTATTATATGTTACCTAAAGGAGTGAAAGCACCTCTAGGTAAGTACTACTATACAACAGACTTTGATTGTCCATGTATGGATAGCTGTAACATAACAGAGATTAGTAAACCCCTCATAAAAGCATTACATAAGACACGTCTACTATTCAGACAACCCATTACAGTAGTAAAGGGGTTCATATGTCCTACACATAATCAGGGGAGTGATAAGCACTCACTAGCCCATACACAAGGAAGAGCATTAACTCTCCAATCCTCAGATAACGTAGGTCTCTATAAGCTTTTATCAGAAGGAGAGTTCAGTCACTACTCAGTAGGGATAGACGATAACTTTGTTTTCCTTAATATTGAGACACGTAAAGATACTTTCGGGAACATAACCCCTGATGGAATCAGATGGGACAATCGGTCTGAGCAATAACTCACTCATATATCACAATCATGGAGCAGTGCCTCCAATCTAACAAACTGTGTTTGAAGGAGTTATTATGGCAAGACCAACTAAATACACCAAGAAAATTGGTGAGCATGTACAGACCCTCTTATCTAAGGGGTATTCCAATAGAGTAGCAGCAGGATTAGTCCATATAGATGAGTCCACATTTTATGATTGGGTGAAGAATAATCCCAAGTTTTCCCTGTACGTTAAAGAAGGACGTGCAAATGGTGAGAAACACTACATTGATAATGCATTACGACTCGCTGATGGACACAAAGGTTCTGCAGAAATGCTAAAATTCCTGATGAAGAACATTTATCGATGGAAAGAGAACCCAGACGAAACTCAAGACACAAAACCAATCAATATAAATTTTACAATTAAAGAGAAACCTGACGAGGAAGAATAATTGGATATTGAATTATTGCCTAAACAGCATGAATTCCTTACATCTGATGCAGAGGAAGTAGCTCTAGTATCTGGTATTGGATTCGGAAAAACAACTGCAGGCTCACTATTCGCTATTAACGAGACCGCTCAGTACCCTGATGTACCGGGAATAATAGTCGCAACTACTTACTCACAGTTAACAAGTGCGACTTTAAACAACCTCTCTCAGTGGTGTGAACTCCTCGGAATCTATTACAAATACAACTCCTATACCAAGATGGTCACCATAAACAATACCCAACACTTTGTACGTTCTGCTGAGAACTATGATGCTAGTAGAGGGATAGAAGGTGGATGGCTATATTGTGATGAATCAGCCTATATTAGTGAACCAGCTATAGACATGTTCCTTGGACGTATACGTTACAAGGGAGGGTCATTGAAGAAGAGATATACTTCATCCCCTAATGGTTTTAATAGCTTCTACCATCGTATGCACCCCGCTGGGGATAACTACGATATAGACAGGATAATGATTCAAGCTAAGACCGAGGATAACTACTTTCTACCTAAAGGATATATACAATCTCTCCGGAAGTCCTATTCCAGTAAAATGGCTGCTCAAGAGTTAGATGCAGATTTTATTAGTATGGCAGGTCTTAACTGTTACAGTGATTTCGATAGAAAGAAGCACGTCACACCCGTAAAACAATTATTCAAGAATACATCTGACCAACAACTATACGTGTTTATGGACTATAACGTGGAGCCTTTTTGTGCTGTTGTAGGGTTCATGTATGGCTCTAAGCTCCTTATAATAGATGAGATTTATTTAGAAGGTGGGGCAGATGTCCGCATGATGGCTAGAGAAATAAAGAAAAGATATTCCAATGCCTACCCTATATGTTTAGGGGATGGGACAGGTAACAATAAGAGGTCAATCATCAATATTAAGCAGACTGCATACAAAGTATTACAGGAAGAAGGATTGAGGGTAGAGAAGTTCGCTAACCCCCATGTTGCTAAAAGATTGGGAAACGTGAATAGATTGCTATTTCATAATCTACTTATTATTGACCCTACTTGCACCCGCTTAATTAAAGATTTAGAGCTGGTCGTATATGCAAAGAACAGTAATGACATTGACAAGAAGGGTAATCAAGATATTACTCACGTCAGTGATGCACTAGGATACCTATGTCACAAGCTACTACCTTTCACAGACGTCAACCGAAAATCAAGACAATATCAATTATAGGAGAACTCTAATGTCATATTTGAAAACAAATTTACCAAAGATTCTCGACCACATTAAGGTCGTTCAACAAAACCAGACAATATATGAGGCAAAACTCCTAGATATTTATGAAGGCTCTTTACAGAAATACGTTGAGGACTCGCTAGATGCGGAGTTCTCTCCCTCAGCCTCTGCTAAGGCAAAACAAAGAATCGCCCCTATTAATATTTTACCTAAGATTATCAAAAAGATTTCTGCGGTATACACCTATGGTGTGCAACGTGAATCGAATGGTAATGAGATTGATCAGGGCATAGTATCTCACTATGAGAATAACCTAGCCTTCAACTCAATCATGGGAACAGCTAACAAGTATCTGAATTTATTTAGATATTGTGCCATTGAACCCTATATCAATAAAGGCGAGACTGCTATACGAGTCCTACCTCCTACACAATTTACCGTGTGGTCAGACAATACTATCAATCCTCTCGAGCCAACTGTGTTCGTTAAGTATATAGGTAAGCACCAAGACCTCATCCCTAGAACGGACACGTCAGGTGTAAGTAACCTACAACCAGAGAATATTATCCATGAAGTAGACATCTTTCATATGTACTCAGATAATGAGTTCCTAGTAGTAGATTCAGATGGGTCTATCAGGCTAGACATGATGGCAAACAACCCAGAAGGTATTAACTTCTATGGAAGAATCCCTTTTGTATATCTCTCATTATCCGAGAATTTCTTAATCCCACTTCCAAATACGGATATGTTTCAGATGACTATTCTGACTCCTAAGCTGTTAACCGATTTAAACTATGCTACCAAATTTCAATCACACGCTATCCTTTATGGGATTGACCTAGATATTGCCAAGCTAGAAGCTAACCCAGATTCTTTTTGGGACTTAAAATCAGAGGAAGGCGAGAACAAGGCTCCTCAGGTAGGCTCAATTAAGCCCGAAGTTGATGTGGAAAAGGTACTACAGCTAATTAAAGACACCTTAGCTATGTGGTTTGACAGTCTCGGTATGAAATCCTCAGGTATTAATAATATCAGTGCGTCTTCTGGAGAGTCAGGTATCGCTAAAGCAATCGATAATGCAGATATTGAAGAAGTTAGGTCTGAGCAGAAACCTATTATGAAGGCTGCTGAACTAGAGCTATGGGACTTACTAAATACTCAACACGAGGTATGGGGAACAGAGCTTAAGACTCTTAAACCTTTCTCTAATACGTTTGACCCTGCAGTTATCTATAATGACCCAGAACCAACGGTTGATTATAAAACTAAGATAGAGGGAGCTAAGATGAAGTACGAGGCGGGACTAACATCCTTTAAACGTGCCATCCAAGAAGCTAACCCAGACCTTAACTCGGAAGAAGTAGATGAGTTAATGGAAGAAATAGAAAAAGAAAAAGATGAGAGAATGTTAAAGGCTCAAGCAAGTTTCGGTAATATAAATGAGACAGAAGAGACCGATGATGAGGAAGTAGTTGAAGAAGCATAAATACGATTTAAATACTTTGGAAGCGGTATATTTAGCTACCGCTCCTAAGCAGATATCTCATTACACGGGAGAACACTACCTTGACCATGCGGATACGCCTGTGTATTCCCTCGACCCAGTACAAGCTGGTCTATTAGAGGGTGACCAGCTATATGACTTTTTAATTATATCCCTTAACTTAGAGGAAATAGATGGTAGCTAAATATTGTATATATAGGCATTCGAAACCAGATGGTACTCCTTTTTATATAGGTAAGGGGACTATCAAACGTCCTTATTCAAAACATCATAGAAATAAGCACTGGCACAATATAGTTATCTTAAAGAAGGTTAGAAATGAGCTTTCCTAAAAAAGATGTTCAGGAAAAAATATATCTTTCTAAGAAATATAATTCTCAACAAAGAGAGCTTATAGGGAAGGGTATAGTTGAGAGAATTATAAAACGTACCCAGTCTGGTATTGATAAGAATGGTAAAGCATTTCCAAGATACAACAAGGAGTACGCAAAGGAGAAAGGATCTACTCATGTAGATCTCACACTCACAGAAGATATGTTAACAGAATTAGATATTGTTTCTCATAAAGCTGGTGAGATAACTGTGGGGTACGAGATGTCCAACCCTGAAGCACCTAAAGCATCTGGAAATAATACAGGTAAATATGGAAATCAGACTCCAATTCCAAGCAAGGCTAGACCTTTTATTGGAGTTACTGAGAAAGAAAAAACTCTCATCATTGCCAAGGCAGAACAATCCTTTAAAACCCTCGAACAAGATGAAGAGAAAAGTAAATTCTTAGATGCATTTGTTTCTAATCTTATAGGGA